AACATGTTTACGAATGTAGATGTCCCGGATGTAGTTCCTGACTTATCACCGTACATGGTGCCCCGGTCTGAGCCACGTACTGCGTGTATCTGAGATCCATACATAGCGTCAGGAACGTAATTATCTCCGTTCTCGTCTTTCTGTGTGGGTGCTATCTGTGCACGCCCCCTTTCCCTGTGCTCCATTTGTATGGAGTCTCGGTCAAGGTCATAGAACGAAGCTTCGTTGTATGCGTCAGCGCCTAAGGATGCGATAGGCGTGTGTCTACCTGACCGTCCTTGGCCGTCAGCCTCGTCCTGCATTCCCGGCATCACCCTAGTGTAGTACTTCTTCAGTGCCTTAAAATCTCCGTACAGATCATCAACCTGATCCTGTTGGTTCTTTTTGGCTACACGAGCAGGACTTCCCTCAGGAGAATCCTGCCAGTCTTTCAGGTCTATGTCACCGTCGATAGCGAAGAAAGTGTTCCCAACGCTTGGCTGGTACTGAGCTAACTTCCATTCATCGCTTGTACCTACCAAATGATGAAGCTCGCCACCGGGGGCTATAGCCTCTGCGTAGCCAAGCCTAGTAAATGGTGTGGTGTTGTTCGCCCCACGGAATCCACCGAAGGTAGGTACAAGACCTGTAACCTGATGCCTGTCTCCGTCATCACCAGCAACACCCAAGAACATTTCATTGGGCATTCCTATTAAGGACTTGGCATCTATACTTGGTCCTGTGAACAACCTCTCCAATACAGCTTGTTGAGTGGACTCGAACCTAGCTCTCTGTACTTGAGGCAAACCATTCTTTGTGTTCTCTGGTATGTATATTCCAGTGACCCTATTTAGCTTGGCTTGCATAATCCTAGCCTCGTGCTTCTGCTCGGAGTCGTCGAAGTCTGGAGCCATTGACCCACGCGCTACTCCATCGCGGTTGTACTTTTCCGTATCGGATACGAAACCCAAGGCCATAGAAATATCAATTGAATTTGGTCCTACGGTAGTCTTGGGTAAATTATGTATCATCACTTCCCCATGAAGACGACGCTCAGCTAAGTAACTGGTTTCATCCTCTGAGGGTGGGGCGTTGTGCAACCTATTCTGACTTGGAAGGTCTGGACTGTAGTGCTCGTTCATCTCCGGGGTAAAGGTAGTTACCTGTCCCGGCCTCTGATCAACCATTAGCTTACCTTGTACGTTACCTAAGTCTCCGAGTTCAATAAAGGCTGCATCAACTGAAACCTGATTCGGTACGGCCATACGAGAAGCGTCTAGGTTATGCTCGGATAAATCCTTTACTACGCTCTGTTGAGCTAGGGTATATCCAGAAAGCCGGTTGGCTTGTACTGTTCTCTGGCTCGGCATTCCTACATCCATGCCTGTAGTCATAGCACTGTTGGGGTTCTGAGCCTCTACAGCTTCCGCACGAGCGACTGATGCTTTCAGTGCTTTGACTTGTGCGGCTCTTGCCTGCATCTGTTCAGGAGTCTTACTGGCCCTTAGGCTAGTGATAGCAAACTCAAGTTGATCCATCTTGGAGGTGAGGGACTCATCCATACTTACGGATTTCTCATCTACCTTATCTGATCCCGACTCTTCAATCCCGTATCCAAATTCTTCTTGTCTGGCGAACTCCCTTTTGTAGTCTCCTTTAATAGCTTCTTTGTCAATATCGAAGGAATCGAAATCACCCAAGCCTACATTCTGGGGTATGTAATCCTCATCAATTTCGTTTTCGTCATGATCCCAATCTTCAGCCATGGTGCCTCCGTATATTAAGTTAGTTTATGTTGGTGATGAAACAGACCTACCGTGTTGTTGTATTTCTGCGATCTGGTGCATTGTCTCTAGGTCGGCTATTGTATAAGTACCGTCCTTGAGCTGGTGCAACTGACACATAGGAGGATTCATAAGCAAAGGTTTAATCAAGTACCCGTTGAGTTCTGGATATATATCGTTATAGTCAACGGGCATCAATGTCTCTTCCCCATTATTTATTTGCTGGGGGAGTGTACCTTTGCTAAACCTGATGCGAAAAAATCAGCGTACTGTGCTGCGATTACGTGTGCGAATATCTCAGCTACGGACTTAAGGTCTCCCTCAAAGTACTCGTCTACCTGAGCGGGTAGTAACTTGTCACCGCCAATACGAACTTGGCATATAAAATGTTTAATCAAAGAAGCCGCTTTTGCCGGTTCTTTAGTTTCCATGATCGCTACGATCACAGCTGGTATGTTTAGTTCAGCAATAGCAATCACTGAGTTGGTTCCTAAGATCTGTCCTGCTTTCGCCAAGTTCTCTAGCGATACGTCAACGGGCCAGTGGGGGATGTATATTTCCCTCATGTCTTCAAGCGTGGCTGTGTAGGCCATAGTGTCTCTCCAGTTTGTGTAACGAAAAAAGCCGCACCTGTTTTAAGAGGTACGGCTCGTCGTATTATTACTTATACGAAAGTAGAAGGTGATCCAGTAAGGGCACCAGCTTGATCAAGGTCTCCACCAGTGTTACGGTCGAAGATTACTTTCTCGAATGATACAACCCAAGTAACGATGTTCATGGTCTGACCACGAGACATAGCTGGCATAGCCAGTACAACTCCGTTAGTCATATCACAAACGTCTTTACCCATGTTGTCTACAAGCTTAGCTTGAATAGGCGTAACTAATTTTCCGTCGGCGTCTGCTTGCTCTTGGAAGTAGTTAGCGAAGTCTTGCATGTACTTGTTCTCAGGTGCATTCATAAGCACGCTGAAAGTCATATCACCAGCACGGATGCGCTGCATAGACACAACCATGTCACCGTAAGCGCCGAACTGAGTCGTTGCGATAGGTGCACGTCGTGCGATGTTTACTAGGTTCTCGCCAGCTCCGTAACCAGTAACCTTAAATTTCTTAGGGTTCTGAGTTTCAGGGTAGTCCATCTCGATGATGAGGTCTACATTGGCAAAGCTATATTGATACATAATGTATATCCTTGTTTATGGGGCCGAAGCCCCAGTAGATTACTCCGAGAAGGAACCAGCAACTTCAACTTCGTGAAGTGCTCCAGCTCCTGCCATTACAAAGGACAAGCCCTTGTAGATGCGGTTGCTCACGTCACCAGCGGGGGTGTCGGCAAGTGCCACAGCAGTTACTCGGTATCCTTTAGGAAGGAAAGTACCATCAGGTAAGAAACCCGGTGCAGCCAATCCGTTACGGACAGCAGCTTCCAGAGATTGCTCAAGAGTAGAAACACAAATGTTTATGCCAGTCTGAGTAAAAGGAATCTTAGTGTTGGTGGTGTAGAGAAGGTTGAACATGTCAGCTTCACATCGAGCTTCCAACCACATCAAACCGTGGGTAGTGTCGAGCCAAGAGCCAGAAGCCATACGGCTATCTGTGTAAGCGTTAGTGCTCTTGCCAATCAGAACTACAGCAGAAGCGTACTTGCTTCGCAGTACAGAGAACTGTGCAGGTGTCAGGTTCTCAGCAGAGACTCCGGGCATTTGCTTCAGGTTCAAAGTAATAGTAGATCCAACAGCAGCAAAGTTAACGGAAGCAGCACGGCCAAATACAGAAGCACTTGGGTACTGAGAGTCATTCTTGCTAAAAGTTGTGAGGGTGAAACGCAAAGAAGCAGCCTTAAGTACGGATGCAACGTCACCTTCGGCAGCGCTCTCAAGTACGTTCAGATCGTTAGTAGTGTTCATGAAGATCTTCTTAGCAGCTTCACACCACTGAGCTATCTCTAGTACAGTGTGACCTTCCTGGACCTCAGTAACATCTCGGTAATCTTTGTGAGTTACAGTTCCGACCCATTCAACGCCAGAAGCTAAGTTAGCTGCCAGTGCGTCAACAGGTGTTTCGGCATTGAGGCCATCAACAACAACTGTTGTGTGAGCTTCAAGTCCCAGAGCAACAGCAACGCTTCCAGTGGCGGGAGATATAGATCCTGTCTCTCCGGCGTCGGCTCCTTTAACTACGAACCTGCCGGTGTATTCTACTGTAACGCCTGTGGCACCAGCACCGTCTAGGGCTAATTCCAAAATAGAAGCGCACCCTGCAACTGAACTAGCTGTAGAGAAGTCTATGCCTGAGGCTATTTCAATTTCATCGTCGTCTATAGTTATAGAAATGTCGCCGTCAGAAATAGCTTGGAGTTCAAGCAAAGCTTTAGGTGTGCTGTAGATACGCGGGCCACTAAGTGCAGCTGGCTGAGCAACAGAGAATGACATAAGGACAACGAAGTCCCGTGGGGTAGGTGTCTGTGCATAGAAAGCTGTAGCAGCCTTATACACTTCAGAGCTTGCTGACCAGTCGTTAGAGACTGAGGCTAAGCTAGTGTAAGAACGTGAACGCTCTGCAGAGTTTATTGGGTTTGTAGCTGAGTCTGACTCTTTGGTTAGAAAACCAAGTACGCCAAAGTCTCCAGCTGTTACACCAACAGGGGATACAGAAATGCTTACGTCAGCGAATTCAGTGATTTCAATCGCCATGTTAATTTCCTTGAGTTATTCGTTAATGTTAAATTGAAAAAGATATGAGTCTATTGTGCTTGTAACATACTCACCAGTAATATCCAGTGCATTGATGTTATTGACAGTCTCTTCAAAGTATCTTGTTGTATAGAGATCTACTGAGAAACCTTGTCGGTATTCCCATTCCTTCTCCAATTTTGCATCTTCATTGCTGAGAGGAGTGCATCGGATGAAGCCATAGCCCGACATTATCATCAGCGCCTTCATAGCTTCTGAAGTCCAGCCGTGCATGATACGTGTGGCGGCTAAGCCGTCTGTGTCAACCACTCCAATACGGAATCTTATTCTAGCAGGACTAACCGTCCAGTAGACTGTTTCAAGATCAGTCTGTGACTTGATCTGTTGATTCGGTATGCCGACCTGATACTCTTCAATCATCCTTATGTGAGCGAACTCACCTTTAGGACGAGGTGCAAAGTTCTGTCTGGCTGGGTAGCTGAATTGAGGTATACCCACCATAGTATCGACCATAGTCTGTACTACTTGTACGTCTTGTCTCATGGGGCTTCTTCCTCGTCTGATTTCTCAAGAATGAATGATGAAAAGCCATAGACTTGTTCATCTGATTCCTGCAACACATTGTAGTACGCACCACGAAAACCCATCTTATCCCCAATGCTTACTTGGTATTTCTCTTGGATATATAAGTTGCGGTAGTTACTGTATCGTGCTCCACCGTCCATCGAGTGCAAGGATATGCCTTCGTCGAACTGTGAGAATTTGTTACCTGCTACGATTACACCGTAGACAGTTGAAACTACTTTAGCTCCGGGTATAAAGTTGTTGTTCTCATCGTACGCCCCTGTGTCTACTTTGTACAGGGTTATAGGTGCTTGCATCCTGCTAGAGAATGCTCGCGTCATATTCATGGTCATAGTCTATACTCCGTATATACCAGCGAAACAAATTCTCTGGTAAGAGTAATAGCGTTTACCGTATGTGGTGCTGTATAGATCGGAAGCTGTCGGAGTTACGTTCATAACAGCTTGCTCGACTATTACATCATCTACTTCTTGTTTCTTGATTGGTCCCAACACGCTGCCATCCCCCTGCGCCGAATGCTCACCTACAAATAGTAAGTGTGCGGCATGATAACAGTGGGCGACATCGTAAAAGTCCAACCAGCGTACAGGATCGGCCATGAGAAGTGCAGCATCGTCTAGGAACAACTGGATGCGTGGATCGAGTATATCAACGAACTCTGGAAAGCGAGTTCGGAACTCAGGTACAGTTGCCATAGTGTTTTCCTTTGGCTGGTTAGAATAGCGAGGCATTAAGCCTCATCGAGTTTCTTCTTTTTAGTCTTAGGTACTGGTGCAGATAGATCAACACCTAGCTTCAATGCTAAGGTCTGTAGTTCTGCTTTCTCTTTCTTGCCAACAGTGATGCCGACTTGATCTTCGATCAGCTTAGCTATGTCTGTGGCACTCAAGGGTGATACCGGCTGTGCAACAATCTCCAAAGTTCCGCCAGCTACTCCTGATAACAGGGCGGCTACGTTTGCAAATGCGTCAAACCACATGTCGTCATCTAACTCAAGCGTTGCTCCAGCAGGGATTGTCATGTAGTCGGGTGCGCTAGACTTTGCAGTAGCGGTTTTGTAGTAAGATATGTTGTGCCTTAAATTACTCTTGATCTTCATTCTGTTTACCTTTCTTTTAAATGTTTGACGTTCTCGTCGATTCTGACTACCATTACGTTCATGGAGTCTACTAAAGCATGATACTTCTTGCTCTCACTGTGCATACTCCTTAATGAAGTGTCGGTAAGTTCTTGTTGATGTTGTATTGCTGCATGAAGACTATCAGAAGTGATTGTCCATGCACCAAGCCATAAAACAGAACCTACTAAAACCCCAACTATAGTTTGCATTGGCGATTCTTTGAGCGCCTCTAGTAACTTAATGCTATTTAACATATAGGGTCCACCTTGTCTAAGGTGAGGCCCGGATTGCAAGCACCCTGCTTCTAAGGCGGGGTGCTCCGGGCACTCATTTTTTATCTGATTAGACGTTCTCAAAGTGCTGAATAGAACCGGGTCGAACCATCTCAAGTCCAGCGAAACGTCCGTAGCAATTGACTTCAAACTCAAGTCCTTTGTACTGAACGGGCAGGTGAACGTAAGGGAACGGCTCGCGCAGACGCATGTTGTCGGCACCGGAACACATAACAGTGAAACCTTCAGCAGAAGATCCAGTTGGATCGAAAGCATCAGTAGCATTGGCGGCGTAGATGCCAGCAAGCTCATTGATGTCCTTGAACTGAGAAGCACTGGTGATGAACATGTTGTTGCTGCAGAACCAATCCATGATGCTAACATCAGAGTGGATGGAACGTGGAGTGTTCATCAGGTACATCTTCTTCTCGACAGAGATCAGAATAGTGTCGGGACGGAAGATCTTCTTGGTGTCAACGTATACTTTAGTACAGGCCAGAGTAAGGTCAGCAATAACTTCGTCAGGAGTCTTGTCAACGCCCCACTCAGTTGAGAAAGCACCGTCAGCAGCAGCTGCAACAACAGTACGCTGAACAGTTGACCAAGGTGCGGCAACAGGTCCACCGAACAAACCGTGGATGTCGTGGTTGGCATCGCCAAACCATGCCAGCTGATTTACTTTCTCTTCGTATGAACGACGAGTAGCTTCAACTTTGCGCTGCTCAAGAGGCAGACCAGTCAGACGGCTTGCAGCCAGTTCCTGACGGCTATAGCCATAAGCGTTACCAAGAGTCTTAACATTGATGGTGTATTCCTTACCATCTATGTCGCCACGAGGCAGGTCAGTTGCTTTACCAGCAATGATCGCAGTCTCGCCACGCTTGTCGTAGCTGCGGTAAGTGATGGAGTTAATTCCTTCGCCGCCTTCAGTGTTCAAAGCAAATACTTCACGAGCCATCAGGTCCGGGTACAGTACGTCATAGCTTTGAGCTTGGATGTATTCGAGCTGACGTTGGAAAAAGATACCAGCGTCATCTCCAACGAGAACACCCTGAGATACCAGAGCTTCGATCGCGTCAGTCATTACAACTTCTTCGGTCTCGCCTGTAGGCATACGGGTGGCTTCGTCTAAGATTGCAACATTTACAGTCTTCATTATTTAAATTCCTTAAATTTTGTTAGTGACAAACTTAGCTTAAGCTACGATGTCGATGCGTACACGGATGATGTCGCCAACTATACCGTCTTGCTCAGCGGTTACGTTAGTGGTGGCAGTTCCAGTAGATCCAGTGATGTGTCCGTCAGTGTCGGTAAATACCAACTGACCGGCTACAACAGAGCTTGAAACTACTTCTACGTACAGGTAACCCTGACGCAAGATAGAAGCGGAATCGTGCTTCTTGAATACAGTCTCGCCGTCAGACGGCTTGTTCTTAGCTTCCAGAGCCAGTTCACGACGAACCAGACCGAAGATGTTTCCACCGTCAGCGTCCAGAGTAATGTCACGAGCCAAGGTGCCGCGCCTTACAGCAACGCCAACTTGCAGCTCAGCGTCTTCAACAACGCCAGTTTGACTTACGTTAGGGCCAGAGTCTACCAAGTCACCAGCGTATCCGCGAGCAGTGTAGATGTTAAAAGATTGAATGGTCATATATAAATGTCCTTGAGGTTAAATTATAAAGTGCTATTTATGAAAGGTTCTTAAACCTGTCAGTCGCACGCGCTCTAGCGTCAGCGACAGCGGTACTTGGCTGTGCAACTTTGTGTACAGCTTCTACGTTGTCTGCTAACAGACGACCCATTGGGGTCTCGCCTATCTCAGCGTCTTCGGAAAGAACGTCAAAACGAGCGCATACATAAGCCTCACTTTTACCGTCAAGGGTAAGGTTTGGCATAAGGTTGGCTACTACTTCTAACTTGATTTCAGTAACACTCTTTCCAGAGAAGTCTGCGATATCAGTTAGGTCTTTAGCCACCAAGATAGTACCAACCAACTCAGAAACTGAATTGTCCAGTGCATCTTGGAGTTCGACTATCTTAGCGGCGGCTTCGGAAAGCTCGTCATTCAGAGTAGCCACGGAAGCGTTTGCTGTCGCCAGCTCGTCTTCCAAGTTTATTACAGCTACTACTTCGTCAGCTACTTCAACAGCAACTTCTTCAGCAACAACTTCTTCGTCTTCTACAGCGACTTCAACTTCAGCTTCAACAGCCTCAACCGAATCGACAGCTTCGTCTTCAACAGTGTCAGGTGAAACGATAACTTCGACATCTGAAACGACAGCATCAGCTGTAGCTTCTTCAGTTGTGACTTCAACTTCGTCGATAATGACTTCAGGTGTTTCATTTGTGGTATCCATAGTGTCCTCATCAGCTATACTACACATAGAACCTGCCCTTCCTCTTTCGACGATAGCAATATGGTTAGCGCGTATGTTCCGCTGGTATATGATGGAGTCACTACCTTCAACATCTACGACTTCTAAGTCGCAAGTGTATCCTGCAGAGAGTTCCTTGGTGCCATCTTCAATAAGGTCGATAGCGTCTTGTCGAGCAATGACCAATGTTCCGGTCAGTGTGTCTTCGTCACGAGTAGGCATTCCTTCTAATACGCCAACCTGAAGCTCCGCAGAGTTTTCAGAGGAGACAGACAGGGGAAGTCCTTGCTCGGTCTTGGGGTGTCCTATAGTTACAGGGACAGACCGGAATGAAGACAAAGAAGCTGAATCAAAAACATCAGCCTCATCTCTCATAACGGTTACTACTTTATCAGAAGCTACGTCTTGCAGACCAAGTTGACCTGCTGTGTAGTTCTGAGCACCAGTGCGAGCGAACGCACACGGTACAATCATTTGACCTGAGTCAGTTAGGTGTCTGGCCGTTGGTACCTGAATACGGTCAGTAAGTTGTATGCCAGTAAGGATAGACATTACTTAGCTCCTGTTATTGT